AGGAAGATTGTTGTATGCGTGACGTATCATTTCTAAATTCTGAAAGGAACTGTTTCTTTTATCTGATATTATTCCTACAGTCTTAAATGAGTTGAACATCGCATACCACAAAATATACATAGATGTTGTTAATGATATTCCAGATTGTCTGGGCGCATTAACTATTGTATTATTTTTAACGTATGTTTTTAATAAATCTTCCTGATATTCCTGAAGCACCATAGGGAAATTGCCGTGTGTTGGATTAACACAAGTAGCATAATTATCAATAAAGTAAACTGGGTCTTTTGCACAAAGAGCTTTTAGCCCGTAAATTAATTGGGTTACCAATCATTCTTCCTGATCGTATGTGTTACCACCTTTAGCAAGAAGCCTATCTATAATATCTTTATGGCTTCCAACAAATACATTATTCTGTGTGTTTGTTTGACCCGATACTTTCTTCTTAGCAACATCCAATTTATCTTTATGTTGTTTTTGGTTGGACTTTTCTTTTGCTGCATGGAGGGCAGCCGTTAGTAATTGAACACCAACTTCCATGTTGCGTGCTTTATACTTACCTTCAACCACTTCAGCTTCAGCAACTTGATCTTCGAACGCAGCCATTGCGCGGTCATATATCTCTTGGAACTGTTCGTCTATTTCATCATCCTTGTTATCATACTGATCAGTCGCAACCATTTCTGATGAGCGTTCAGTATGAACAGATACTGTTGTACCTGGTTCTATATCGAAGGCATCTTCTAATGGATGCTCCACTAACGATTCAATTGTTTTAATTTCTGTACTCATTTGAATATATCCTTTTCAGACATTATCTTAAACTTCAACCCGTATTTATCACAGTAAAGCTGGGCCGACTTCCATTTGGACACATTAATTGCCCATGTTAAGCTTTCAAATAGTTGTGTTTTCTTACTCTTGCCACGTGTAGTGGGCTTTTTGATTTGTTTTAGTGGTTTTACTTCGATGACTTCTCTTGCCAAATTACCAGCACGGTTTACATATTCTACATAAAAATCTGGATAATACTTATGCACCCTTCCTGTGGTTGGTTTAATGTATGGGATAGATATTATTTCAGAACCCCAACGCTTTATCTTGGTGTTGTTATCAAGGAATTCCATATACGTTTCTTCCCACGAGGAACGATATACTATATCATTTAGATCGCCAATATATTTGTGTGGATTCCTTGGGACAAAGTATCCTTTCTTATGACCCTTAGTTTTCATTATCCAAATCCATTAGGTACCTTACCAAAACCTGTAGGTAGATCGCCACTATCAGGACCGCCTGCTGCCAGTTCATCAAATGCTGATTGTCCAGCTTGTTGCACAGAGGCAACTCCAGAATTGATAGCGGATGATGCAGAGGCAAGTGCGTCGTCGATAGCTGCACTACCAGCGTCAATAAATGCAGAACCAGAATCAAGCAAGCCAGTCGGGTCTTCAATATCTAAATCGGTTGAAGGTGTTAATGTCTCAGGTAGACCACCATTGCCACTTGCTTCTTCACCAGCAGATGGACCTACAGAAAACACAGGAACAATATTAAGAAGATCCTGACCAATTGCACCACCAGAAGTTTGTTCCACTTTCTTCTCATTGCCCTTGATAGGAAATCTATCTATCACATTAAGGGCATCAAAAGCAAATTGCATTTCTATTTCATTACCTGCCGCACCTTCTGCCATGTCTAACTCATCAAAGTTAATCGACATAATTTTTGGATTGATGTAAGTGTTTACAGACATAGTTTGTCCATAATTAAAAATATGAAATACTCGTATTTCATCAAAGATAGAAGTATTGTCACCTTTCAGTTTTGTTAAAGATGCTGTTTTATCGGAACCATTGCTCATGCCACGGTCTTCTAAATATACATGGTCCGCAATACCACCACGGTTATCAAATTTGGTTTCTGTTTTAGCTATAGGGCTGATTGCTCTGATATAGTTGTTCATGAAATAATGTGAATAGCCTTTCTGATCATCCAAGAAACGCATTGTTAATGGTTCGTATACTGTGCGCTTTGCTACACGAGTCCAAAAGTTGTACATATTGACTTCTTCATGTTCTATATTAACGTTTGGTCGTGAAGATGTTTTAACCACAAATGCCATCTGGTTAGCTGCATCAGCAAATCTTTTATATTCTTCTTTGAATGTAAATTGAACAATGAATAAGAACTTATATTTTGGTGCAAGATCTATCAATGCACGCGCAAAGGGTTTAGCACCACAAAGCTCTATAGGATTGGTGGGGGTTTTTTCTGTAAAAATACCACCAGCAAGATCAGATAAATTTTGTAAATTTTGGAAAGAACCGGGTATCTTATCTAATGAAAAATCACCCTGCTTAACTTGTTCAAAGACATTTTCTGCTTCTGCCACGCCACGGTTTAATACGCCGGGGTTAAACTGACCTGCTTTTTGTGCTTGTTGTGGATTGATACCTACTTCTGAAAGTACAATATTAGCGCCCGACTGGTCGCCCGCAACACCATTTGTTATGATTGCGGATGATGTATCACCACTGCGTATTGCATCGGATGCAGCAGAAAGACTACGCAAACCCTGCGATACTTTACCGCCACCTATACGGTTAAGTGCTTCAATATCACCAAGACTGCCGAGGGTTCCAAAAAACTCCTTTCTATCAAAGGCGTCACCTTGTGCTTTTTTGCCTGCACCTTGACAATTAATGATAAAATTAAATCGTGGATCTGCTGCCATGTTACTTCCTCAGTTATGGTTGTATTTATATATTATGGACAATGAGCAAAAACGGGGACAAAAGTCCCCGTTTATTTCCTTTATAATTAAAGGGATTATGTGCCAGCACCACCTGTTGCAACACCTTCACCTTGTGAGTATTTAAATCCTTCAAGGTCTTGTCGAGCGTGGTCATAACGCAAGTTGACTGTGATAAGAACAACTTCGCCTGAAGCTGCGTCCAAATCTGTGTAATCCACTTGTTGTAACCAACAACCTTCAATAGTCCACTTTTCTGTGACTTGATCATTACCATCTAACATATCAAGATATGTTACAAACTTGTACAATGAACCTTCGCCTGTTGCAGCCATCCACTGACCTTCAGCGCCAGTTAGCCACTGCTGCTTCTGTAGTTGTGCTTGAATAACTCTGGACGCAGAACCTGTTACATCATCTTCAAAAGAAAGTGAAATAGGTTCAAACGTATATTTACCAGCTACCCATGCACGCGAATTATAACGGTCTAATTGTATTTCATCAAACTGTAAAATTGGACGCTGAACTGTGATAGCTTGCATACTTAATGGTTGCGAATCTGCGCCGCCGCCAAGGTTGGCAAATGTTATTCTCCAACGGTTTTTCTGCTTTGGATGTAAAATTCCGTTTCCAACGCCTGGAATTCCCATATCATTAATTGTAGACATTTTTTATTACCTTCCTTGTATTATTAAATTGATGCACCAGTCGCTACTACACGAATTGGTATGTATAAAAATTCAGCCGCTTTGACTGGTTTTATTGCAACATCTATGTACATTTCATTTCTGTCAATACGATCTGGTGTATTGTTGCTTTCATCACAAACTGTAACGAAGTCATATAAACCACGCTTAACAATTAAGTCGCCTAAGAAGTTATCAACAACCGCTTTAAGGTTGTCGCGTGTCAACGCATCATTAGGTTCAAAAACGAATGCTAATGTGTTCTTTCTTAATTGACGTTTAATATATTTAACCAAACGTGAAACGTTTACCCTATCAAGCGCGGATGCTGCTGGTGTAGACATCTTCTGTCCCCAAACAACAAATCCCTGACCTGGGAAGAATACTAATGGATTGATATCACTGCCTGCGGCATATTGATACAATGCATCACGCTCACCGGGATTAAGCGCCAATGGCTCAAATGATGTTGGTGTACCAAGTGCTCCCGTAACATAACCAAGATCTGAAATGCTTGTAATCAGTCCACGTCTTATGCCTGCTGGTGCAAACCATAAGAATGAAACGTTATCACTGAACGTATAAGTTCTGAGTGCTACACCCGATGCAGCGCAAACTACATTCTTGCCATCTAAATTAGATGCCTGTGCAGATGGGTAGTAATATGCGATGTGATTGCTACGTTGGCGAGCTGTACTTGCCGCCCATCCAGTAGATGGATTTGTGATACCATCAACATCCATGTTCATTGGTGTATCTGATATTACCATAGCTTCATCTTGCATATCTGCTACAAGTGTCAAAAGTTCATCCGCCAATTCTGGATAACCCGGACACGTTATTAAGTTGTAATCAAAAGATTCTGCACGGATACCAGTATTGCTATTGACTGCTGCTTGTAATGCTGTAACAATTGAGTTACGACGCGCTGCGTCATTTGCACCAAGGCTTGTACCGTTTAAGAAATCTAATGTAAATTTCATATCATCACCAGTAGCTACTAAGAAATCACCACCTTCTTGTGGTGTGAATTCGCCTGCTACTGCACCGCTACCTGGATATGAAGCGTATGCTGGTAATGTTATATTTGCTGAAATATAATCAAAACTATCATAAACACCAGTTGGTGGTAGATTATAACCCGAACCATAAATGTCAAGTGCTGACGGTACTGCTACAGAACCAAAAAATTCATCTTCAATCTTAGCGAATGAAAATGAATCAAATAAATCTTGTGTTGCTGTATTTGCCAGTGATTGCAATTCGGCTGCGGTTACTGTTAATGTTGTGCCTGGTGGATTTGGGATGGCTGGTGAGCCAGTACCAATTGCGTCTTTTTCATTGATGAAGTTTTGGATAAGATTTTCAAGAACAATCTTTGCTTCTGCAATTTTCTTATCCCACAAATCACGAAGATCTGTCAAGTCATCATTAAGATTTACATTCGCACGAATAACATAAGCCTTGTTACCAAGACCAAGATATTGATTTAATGCGAATACACCATATTCGTTTCGTGCATCACCGTGGTGAGGGGCACCGCTTCCAGCATCTTCTAAGAAGCTTGGAACGCCATAAAGTTCTGTACTTTGCTGAAGACTTGTGACTGTTCTAATAACGTCATGTTCATACGTACCTGCT